ATGAAAGCTATAGTACCAAGCGAAGGTTTGGTATTTGTATATAAAGGAAAGACATATAAATTAACTGGAGCATTTGCTCCAATAAACCAAATTACAGGAATGATATATTTTTAACATGGAAATGATTTTCATATGTCAATTAAATTTATTATATTAAAGTTATGAAGAAAATTACAAGAAACAAAGTGCAGAGAATGAGAAATTTAGTAACTGGCAATTACGGCGCACAATCTCAAACTCAATCAGGTTATAGAAAATATAGCAAGAAGCAGCCAGAAGGAGAAGTTTGGGAAGAAGATGGCAAGAAGTGGACAATGAAAAACGGTATTAAGCAAAATGTATCTAAGCTTAAAAAAGCTAGAGAAATAAATAAAATACCTATGACTTGTCCTGGTTGTCAAGGTCATATGAACCACTCAAGGCATAAAGCTATGTACTTGCACTATGGCCATTGCTCAACATGTCAAACAAAAATTGAAATAGAAATGCAAAACAATGGCACTTACAATGAATGGCTTATAAGCAATGTAAGAAATAATTTCGATAAATGGAAGGATGACAAGGAAACAGCTTTTGAAAAATGGTACTCAGAAATAGATGCAAAAAGAAACATAACAGAAGCTGGTATAATTGAAGATTGGAGTTCACTAGACTCTAAAGCAAAAAAATCAATAGTTGATAGATTTGAAAACTATATAAAAGAAGAAGAAGATAAAATGAATAAACTAATAGAGGAGCAATTAAAATGAAAACAATATGGAAAGTGTTACTAGGAATAGGTGCAGTAATAGCTGGCATCTTAGCAATGTCGTCAAAGGGAAATAAAAAACAATTCAAGAAAGACATTAAAGAAAACAAAGCTAAAGTTAAAGACATACAGGTAAAAAAGAAGACGCTTAAAAAAGAAAAAGCAGTTGTAAAGAAAAAGATAAAAGATACTGATGCTAAGATTAAAAATACAAAAGCTAAAGTAAAAAGTACAAAAACTGCTAAAGCAAAAACTAAGAATTTTAAAGAAAAATATAGAAAGAAATAATATGAAAAAACTATTACTTCTATTACTTTGTATTGTGTTAGCGTACACTGCAACAGCACAGGATACAATAAGCATACCTCAATCTGAGCTAGAGGAATTCTTTTATGCACTAGATACTTTAGAGCAGCAAGACAGTATAAGATCTATACTAATAAAAGATCTAGAGTTTCAAATTACAAACTATAAAACTCTAGCAAATCAAGATAGTACTTTGTTATTATATCATAGAAAAGAAATTGGCTTACTTAATAATCAGATAAAACTATACGACCACAGACTTAAGGTAGTAGATAAGTGGTATAACAAGCGATGGGTAGGTACGTTGATAGGTGTTGTTGGTACAATAGCTATTGTTCATGTAATTGACTACTCATTACCCCAATAAACTAAAAACATATATATTTATATATACAAAAGGTTATGACAGATAAAACAATCAAAGAAGCTTTAGTAGAAGAATATATCAGGTGTTCTAAAGACCCGATATATTTTATGCGTAAATATTGCTATATACAACATCCTATGAAAGGTAAGATAAAGTTCGACTTGTTCCCTTTCCAGGAAGAGTCTTTGACTGAACTTACAGAAAAGCGATTCAACATAATTCTTAAATCTAGACAGATGGGCATATCGACACTTACAGCAGGCTTAACAGTGTGGAGTATGGTTTTTAACGAAGATTATAATGTATTAGTTATTGCAATCAAACAAGACACTGCAAAAAACCTTATTACAAAAATTAGGGTAATGCATGAAATGCTGCCTTCGTGGCTAAGAGTAGGAACTGAAGAAGATAACAGACTTTCGCTTAGACTAAAAAATGGCTCTCAAGTGAAAGCAGTATCATCATCACCAGACGCTGCAAGGTCGGAAGCGCTATCATTGCTTATAATTGATGAAGCTGCATTTATACAAAACATAGATGAAATTTGGACTTCAGCTCAACAAACATTAGCTACAGGTGGTAAGGCAGTAATGCTATCTACTCCAAATGGTACTGGTAATTTATTTCACAAGACATGGACAGAAGCTGAAAGAGGCGACGGAAGATTTAACCCTATAAAACTACATTGGACCGACCACCCAGAGCGTGATCAAGAGTGGAGAGATTTGCAGACAGAGTTGTTAGGAGAGAAAATGGCAGCTCAGGAATGTGACTGTGACTTTATAAGTTCGGGAGCTACTGTAATACCTGGTTCACTCTTACAATGGTATACAGAAAACATGTGTGAAGAACCTATTGAAAAAAGAGGTCAAAACGAAGAAATGTGGATTTGGAAATATCCAGATTATTCAAAAGCATATATGGTAGTTGCCGACGTTGCTAGAGGTGACTCCTCTGATTATTCTGCATTCCACATTGTTGAGATCGAGACTATGGAGCAAGTAGCTGAATTTAAGTCTCATATAGGTACAAAAGAATTTGGTAATATGTTAGTTAATATAGCTACAGAATATAACGAAGCTCTATTAGTTATAGAGAACGCAAACATTGGCTGGGCCGCAATACAACCAGCAATTGATAGAGGTTATAGAAATCTTTATTATACATTCAAGCATGAAGGAGTTCATGATGCGGCAACACAATTAAGTAAAGGTTATGACTTAAAAAATAGAGAAAACATGACCCCAGGTTTTACAACATCTTCAAGAACTCGACCCCTTTTGATATCGAAACTTGATATTTATTTTAGAGAAAAGGCGTGCATTGTAAAGTCACAAAGACTTATCGATGAGCTATTTGTTTTCATTTGGAATGGACACAAAGCAGAAGCTCAAAGAGGTTATAATGATGACTTAACTATGGCTTTTTCTATTGGAATGTACGTTAGAGATAATGCTCTTCGGTTACATAGCGAAGGACTTGCTATGAACAAGAATGCTATCAATAACATAGTTAATACAAAAGGAGCTTACAAAGGACGTAGCAATAGCGAAAACCCTTGGAAGCAACAGATTGGTGATGATAGTGAAGACATAACCTGGCTATTATAAAGGAGCAGACATAAATGGCAGAAAAAACATTTTTTGGAAGATTAAAAACTTTATTTTCCTCAGGAACTATAGTAAGGCGTACAGACGATGGCTTAAAAGTTGCAGATTTAAGTAAAGTACAATCTAATACTAAGTTAGAAACAAATAGACTTATAGATAGATTTTCAAAGATCTATCAAAGCAGCAATTACGGCTATAATCAGCAAGCGAATTTCCACACAATGAGACTTCAGCTATATACTGATTATGAAGTTATGGACGAAGATTCAATTATATCATCAGCATTAGATATATACGCAGACGAATCTACACTTAAAAACGAATATGGCAATGTACTTACAATAAACTCTGAAAACGACGAAGTACAGAAAGTATTACATAATTTATTTTACGATGTTTTGAATATTGAGTTTAACGCTTGGCCATGGGTTAGAAATATGTGTAAATATGGTGATCTTTATCTTAAATTAGATATAACAGAAAAAGTAGGTGTAACAAACTGCTTGCCAATGTCAGCATATGAAATGTTTAGAGAAGAAGGTCTAGATCCTTCCAATCCAGATATGGTTCAATTCACACACGATCCTTCAATGGGAGGCCAAGCTGCAGTAAATACTAAGACAGGTACAAAAATATCATATGATAATTATGAAGTAGGCCACTTTAGATTGCTAAGCGACATGAATTTCTTACCTTATGGTAAATCAATGATAGAACCTGCAAGGAAAACATATAAACAACTGACTCTTATGGAAGACGCAATGTTAATTCACAGAATCATGCGTGCTCCTGAAAAACGTATATACAAAATTGACATTGGTAACATACCACCAAATGAAGTAGACACATATATGCAGCGTGTTATAAATCAAATGAAAAAGACTCCATACATCGACCCAGCAACAGGTCAGTACAATCTGAAATTTAACATGTCAAATATGTTAGAAGATGTATATCTTCCAGTAAGAGGAGGTCAATCAGGTACTGAAATAGATACTATGTCTGGAATGGAGTTTGGTGGAATCGATGATGTAGAATACTTAAAGCATAGAATGTTTGCAGCATTAAAAATACCTAAAGCGTTTTTAGGATATGAAGAAGGCGTGGAAGGTAAAGCAACATTAGCTGCGCAAGATGTAAGATTTGCAAGAACAATAGAAAGAGTACAAAGAATATTTGTTTCAGAGTTAACAAAAATAGCAATGGTACATTTATACTCTCAAGGATTTACAGAAGAGCAGCTTGTTGATTTTGACTTGAGTCTTACTAATTCTTCTACAATACACGAGCAAGAAAAAGTAGAATTATGGTCTCAAAAATTAGAGTTAATAGAATCAATAAAATCAGGTAGGGTAGTTTCAGAAGAATGGGCATACAAAAATATATTAAACATGTCAACAGAAGAAATGCAAGAACAACAGCGAGGTGTTGTACATGATAGAAAGCGATACTTCAGACACAATGAACTTGAAAGCGGTAACGATCCAGTTGAATCTGGTGAAGCTAAATCTACAGAATGGGCATTACAGATGGGAGCTCAGCCACCATCAGGAGAAGAAGGAGGTTTTGATGCAAACCCACAAGACTCAAGCGATCTTTGGGGAGAGTCAGACGATGATGTTAATGAAAACAAGCCTGGTCAAGGAAGACCTAAAGAAGGCCCAAAATATGGAACTCAGAAATCTGCAAGAGGTAGAGACCCAATTGCTAAAGAAGAAAGAAAGCGAGATTCTAAATTAAAAAACAATAAAGGCAAAAGAAGATTCATGAACAGAGAAGATAAAAGATCTTTGGCTGTGAATTTGTTTAGTGATATGAAGAAAAATAAGAAAACTGACTTATTAAACGAGGAAAACATATTAGATAGCGATATTTAATATGTTTTTTGATATTTATTATAAAGTATATATAAAGATATATAAGGGAAGAAAAATTGGCAGTAAAACATTCGAAATATAAAAATACAGGAATTCTATTTGAATTACTTGTACGTCAAGTGACAAGCGACACTGTCAATGGCATTGAAGATTCTTCAGCTATTAGTATAATACGAGAGTTTTTCAAGAAAAATACATCTTTAAAGAAAGAGCTAGGTTTATATCAAACTCTTTTATCGGAAAAGTTTAACACTGAACCTAAAGCAGAAAAGTTTATTGATGCAGTGTTGAAAGAACGTAAGAAATTATCTAGTAACATACTTAAGAAACAAAAATATAATTTGATTAAAGAAATAAAAAAGAATTATAATATAGAACAGTTTTTTAAAGCACAAGTTTCAAATTATTCTCAAAACGCTTCTGTATATTGTTTGTTCGAAGGCGCATCTCCTTCAAACCAAGTTAGATTTAGATATTCACTTATAGAATCTATAACAAATAAAAAGCTAATAAAAAGCAGGGTTGACGAAACATACGAAATTTATTCAAAACAAGATAAAGAAATCCGTATATTATCATATAAAATACTTTTAGAAAAGTTCAACGATAAGTATGGAACTTTAGGTAGAAAACAGAAATCATTGCTTAAAGAATATATAAATAATATATCAAATACAGACAAGCTCAAAGAGTATATACACTCTGAAATTGATAGTACTACTTCAAAAATTGACAAGGCTATAAAACATATTAAAGATGATGTTGTAAAAATAAAACTAGCAGAAGTTAGCACTCAGCTAAAGTTAGTAAAGGAAGAGAAGGTGATAAAAGATAAATATATAATATCTGTATTGCGAGCATATGATCTTTCAAAGGAGATAGCAAATGTCATTAAATAAAAAGTTAGATAAAATGTTTGAATTAGACTTTAAGAAAATTGAAGAAGAAGATTTAGAAGAAGAAAACATTACTGGTGGTGGCGAAGCATATGACACTCCAAAAGCTTTTAAGAAAAAGAAGAAAGAAGTTGAAGAATCTATTTTTGTAAAGATGTCAAAGTTAATGAACATTAACGAGGTAAATTATAAAGAATATAGAAGCGATGAGTCATTAAACTCAAAGCAGAAAGTTAACAAAGCAATAAGAGAAGTTAACAGCAGACTTTTTAAGATAGAAAGAATGGTTAACCAGAATATAAAATTAAAAACTGAAGATGGAATTGACGAGACAAAATATTGGAAATCCACAAGGTTGAATCTACATAAAATTTCAAATCGTATGGTAGAAATAGCACAAAAGTTGAGGAGATTCTAATGTCAAAATCATTGTTAATAGATTATTCATCGTTTGATATAACACCTCAAATGATAAGTGAGTCTGAAAAGAAAAATAACGGCCGTGTAATTGTAAGTGGAGTATTACAGAGAGCTGATGCAAAAAACCAAAATGGTAGAGTATATCCAAAAGAAACATTGGTACGTGAAGCTAAAAAATACTCTTCAATACAGATAGCAGAAAATAGAGCTCTTGGAGAATTAGACCATCCAGAATCATCAGTAGTAAATTTACAGAATGTTTCGCACAATATTAAAAAGATATGGTGGAGAGGTGATGATTTATGCGGTACAGTAGAAGTACTAGGAACACCTTCAGGTAATATATTAAAAGAATTGTTAAAAGCTGGAGTAAAACTTGGTATAAGTTCTAGAGGCTTAGGTTCTGTAGAAGAAATAAGAGAAGGCGAAGGTGAAGGTACTGTTGAAGTACAACCTGACTTTGAATTGGTATGCTGGGATTTTGTTTCTAACCCGTCAACACATGGAGCATTTATGGCCCCTGTAAACGAATCTGTCAATTCTTTAAAAACAAATAAATACGAAAACTTAAACAACATAATTAACGAGATGCTATGCGAATTAACTTGCAAATGCTCTCTGCCAAATAGGAGAACAAAATAATGAGTAAATTTGATATTAGAAACTGGAAGCAGTTAAACGAATCTACAGGCTTTAGATCTGAAAAAATGACTGAGTCTGAAAGAAAAGAAACTTTAGAAGCTGTATCCAAATTCAATGAATATGGTTCGCAGATATATAAATCAGAAAGCATAGGCGAAATGGTTGAAAATATGAAAAAACTAGCAGAAAATGCTAGTAAGATGGCAATGCAGGAAGGATCTGATTGGTTTGATAACGTTTCTGTTAAACGTGATATGAAAGGCTTAGGTGATGCAATGAAAGTATTTGAAGCTACTGCAAAGGAATCAGCAACTATACAGCAGAGAATGGAATCTATGTTTGAAGAAATAGGTGGCAAGCTTGGTAAGTACTATGAAATAAAAGAATTAAACGAAACTGAAGCTCAGGATAAATATCAAGCTAAATTTAAAGATGCTTTAGACGATGAAGGAGTAGATTCTCCAGCAGATTTAGATGACAAAGAAAAGAAAGACTTTTTTAATAAAGTTGATAAAATGCACAAAGGTAAAAGCGAAGCTGTTAACAAGTTAAAAAATAAAGTTAATGAAGCATTCGAAGGCCTAAGAAACGTTGTATCAGTACCAGGTGTTGGTATCAATATGAACCAGCCTAAGAAGAAAACAATTAAAGAAGGATTTGAAACTTGGGAAATGTCTTTTGCTGCAATGAATCTTTCTGGTGTAGAATTAAGACCGGAAAAGAAATATAAAGTATCTGCACGAACAACTATAGAAGCGATTAAGAAAGCATCAAAGATGGCTGGCTTAAAAGGTAATGATTGGATGGCTACTGTAACAAACACACTAAAGAAATTGTAAGGGAATAAAATGAATAATATACTATTAAGAAGCATTATAAAAGAAGAAATTACTAGATCTTTACTAACAGAAAAATTTGCATCAAAAGCTTTGACAGCATTATTTCAAGTTATGGATGGTAACGATAAGAAGTTCTTTGCTACCACCGCTAAAGGTAGAGGATTCGCATGGTCTGATGTACAAGATAAAAATGTAGGTACTACAGCTAACCCTTCAAATGACTATATGAATATCTTTATATTAAACGACAGAAAAGTAAACCCATTTCAAACATCTTCAGAATGGGGCCACCTTAATAAAGGTATCATAGGAATTACTGTAGGTAAAAAATCTATGTACTGGCCAAAGCAAAGATATTCACACAAGCCCAATATGATAGGTAACCAACAAAAATCAGTTGATAATTACAAAAGATATTCTGAAGTAGCTGACAGAGTAATATCAATAGCTTTATCAGATATACCATCAGCAAAAGAATTGCAAGCTGCTAGAGCTGAAGCTCAAAAAGGTGCTACGGCATTAATGACAGCTAGAGATCATGCTAACAAAAACCATGCAAGATACAAAAAAGCTTTAACTTTAAAAATTGCAGCAAC